ATACTGCTCCCATATTCAGTTGCATCCAGTTATTGCCATCGAACACTTCCATTCGTTGCGAACTGGTATTGTATCTCATGTTACCAACGCCCTGTGAACCAGAGTAGTTGTTAATATATGTGCTGGTGGATCCGCCCGATACCTGAACATATCTACCAGTGGGCATTACATTACTAATCATTAGGCCGCCTGTGCTGGAATAATGTATTTGTAAGTTGCTAAACCACTGTCTAAAGTGATTTGAATAGCACCTTCATTACTTAGACTCATCTTTGTATTGTTAACATCTGCAATTTTAAGAATTGCTAAGATTGGTAACACCGGCCAAGTCCAGCCGCGATCCAGTTTACCTGCTACGTTCTGTGCAAACACAAACTCACCACCGTGTGTAGAAGCATCACCAAAGATAAACTTTAGATTGCCGCCGTCTGTTTTAGCAAGGAATGTTGGATGTTCGTTGTTAGCACCTGCTTGGAAGTTGAAACGTTGAACTGCTGCCACTGTTGGTTCAATTTCTACATCCCACTTAACACCACGGAACTTGACAGTCTTCATCTTTTCGTTGATGATTTCCTGATTCATAAAACGATAGTCATTGCGGAAGTCACCGTCTTTGTTTTCAAAGTGGATACCTACCGGAATAGTTTCGCCATTTCGTTCTGCTGTAGTAATATTAATTTTAGCATCGTCTTTATATTCGCTGCCGTCTAACAAATATTTGAGCTTTTGTAGTTGCGGCATACCAAACACACCAATCATGTCTGGATAAGGATTAGCAGTTTCTGCCTCCATAATCACAGAACGATCATCTGCCATCGAATTGATAGTAGTTTTTTCTTCTGTGCCTGTAACTTTAACAGTTGTTAGAAAGCCAAGATTTTGTGTATGGCTTACGATGTCTTGTAAAATGTCTTTCATTTAGAGAGTCTCCATGTATATTAAGATTATATTTAGATCGTGAGTAAAAATCAACCTTGAAATCACTCAAAATCAAAAAGTTTGCTGAATGTATTATCCGACCTTGTTGAACTGATGTCCCATTCCAAAACACCAATAAGGTTTTCTAGCTTTTCATCGATAACTGTTGTTTCCATTTCAGCATCGTCGAACGGCAAATCTTTAAACCATTGAGGTAGTCTGAGTTCGTCTACAGGATATGCAACGCTAGTATAGCCCATAGGATTATCTTTGATCTTGCAGACAATGACCTTTGCTCCGTCTACAATGCCCATACTATACTTGTCGTCAAACATACGTTTCAAAGTATTCCAGTTCAAAGAAGCTCTAACATGACCTGGCATATTGGCCTTGCCTTGTTTCTTTTCTTTGGCAGCATACTCAGTGATGTTATTAGCTCTCTTAGGCGAACCTTTTTCCCAACCCGGTCTAGTTTTGAATTCTGTTCTAAAATCTGTGATATACCCTAGAATTTCTTCTTTAGGAACACCATTTAGAACACGAGTTAATACTTCGCTTAAGAAGTCTTGGATAACAACCGGGGTATCTGACCTCTTGAGGTCGAGCCCCATGGCTTTAATTTTGCCTGGTTTCCCGTCGACGTCTGACCGCTTTCCTTCTTTGTCGTAGTAGAGGACTGCATATCGTTTTTTGGTAATGAATAGTCCTTTGGAAGCAACAATCTCGCGACCTGCCTTAATGACCTCTCCTCGAGATTTGGGGACGTGGAATGCATCGGACATGAATTTGACGAATGTTCCATTTACTTCTTCTCCTATGGTATCATAAAGTTCAACGACACTTTCCTTAGTCCAAGGAAGTGTGCCTTTCTCGATGTCCTTCTTTAGCGTAGAATACGCAGAGAAGTAACAAGAGTCTGTGTCACCGTATATGACCGCTTTACCAACATGATCATATTCTCCGGTTATAATTTCGTTTACCTTACTTGCCATATGCTTGGCAATCTGTCTACCAGTAAGAGTTGTGGACTGTCCGATTCTATTATCAAAGAATCTACAGCCGGGATTAAGAATAGCACCATACAGTGAGTTAAGATTAATCTTTTTAACTAACTGACGTTTATCCCAATATTCTTCCTCAATTTTATTGCCAGCCTGGATACATTCTTTTAATTTGGCCTGCATTTCTTTACGTTCTTTATACCAACGTGCTAACAGCCCTGGAATGATTCCTTCTACTTCGTAAGTAAAAATAGTCCCGTTGGCTGAAAGCATCCAAGGTTGATTGCTTTCAAAAATTAAATCATAGATTTGTGCGGCGCTGAGAGTATCGCTACCACTACCCTCCCAATCGATAGTGATTTCTCTACCGACTTCTCTGTTCATTACAGCAGTATATTCAAGGCTACCAAAGATACCTTCCCATGCTGCCGCGAATGATTTGCCTTTGGCCATTTCTGCTTCGATATATGCTTTAGTTCCGTCTGGACGTAGTTGGCCTACAATAGTTTCCGGACCCATGTTTAATGCACGAATCGCAGATGGATACAGTGAGTTGATATCAAGTGAACCGATCCACTCGTGGATGCCTTTCTTAGGATAGGCAACATACGCACCTGCGGCCTGTGTGTCTCCGTGTTCGTCCATCTTTTTACGATTGGGAACGATCATTCCTCGTCTATGAGCTTCATTGATAATCGCCTGTTCAGTAACAGCCACAGCACCCATAGTAGTCTGTAACAGAACTGTGTTTTCGTGTGCAATCTTGTTAGCTAGATCCAAGAACTGTAATTTTTTATCTAGTTTATCTAAGAGAGCACAGTCTTGTCTATTATATTCAATGAACTTTTTAAAGTCATTGTTATAAAGCTGATCTAATGTTCCTTCATAGACAGTTTTACTTTCACCGATTTCCATTTCACCGATCGCATCCAATCGATATGTGTGGCGTTCTTCATAGGTATATTTTCTATAAAGTTCGAGACTGTCAAGATGAACACGACCAATTAGATCATAAGTAACAGCACTCTTTCCATATTTTTCGTATTCTCTTTTCTTAGGATAACAGTTCCAAAGACAGAAACGTTTAGTATCCTCTTTTGACAGAACTTTAGTTACACGATTAACTGTATAGGGAATATCGAAACCTTCTGAGTTCCAGCCACTTAAAACATCAGCATCTTCGATAAGATCTAAGAATGTATCTAACATCTCTGCTTCGGTTTCGAACAGCATAGTATTAGGAAAATCTTTTACAGCTTCTTTAGCTTCGATGATGTTAATGGTCTTTGGAGGAATGGCTAAACAGATTAATGTGTCCATCCATTGCAAATGAACAGCGATAGCAGTAATAGGCATAAATGCATCTTCTGGCGAAGCATAGCCACGTTCTGGATCAAAGTCCACTTCAATATCAAAGAACGCTACGTTCAGTTTTGGAGCATCGACATTTAGGTAATGATCTTCCAGACAGCGATAAATGGGGTTAATATCGCTTTCGTAAAGTTTTTTGTTTGAATGTATCGCAAGTTCTTTGCGAAGTTCTTTGATATTTTTACAACTGACCTTATTAAGAGGCTCACCCTTGATAGATTGATATTTTCCTCTTGGGTCGTGATAGTAAAAAATGTGCTTGGCAGGGTAGTCTTTAAAATGCCTCTGCCCTTTGTCATCACGCTCAACGACACGAATCATGTCATCGTCGCGATCATAGAATGCGTCAACGTAACTCAAATTTTTCTCCTATGCAATTTACGGCTTGCAAATACCTAACTTGCGGTTTATGGCCTCGCCTACCATCTAACTTTATTTAACTAATTAGCATTCTCACCAGCCCAAGCGTATCAATGGTGGTGAGCAAGATGTAGTTAGCCAACATGCCAAAAGATTTCCTAGTCCAAGCAGCCCAAGCATACATAGCACAACCAGCGATCCAAACAGGATATAAAGCAAGGAGTGGAGGATTGGGAACCGTGAGCGCCATAGTGATGCTGCATCCAATTGAGACAGCCCAAGCAAGGAGCTCAATAATAAAACGTAAACGGTTAGATGCCCAATCATCTTTTATCCATTCTATTGTTGGGCGGAATATATCATTTATCATTTAGTCCTTTTCCGGTAATTTCTTAGTTACGCCAAGGATCATTTCAATTTCATCCCACTCTTGCTCGTGTTCTTTCCAATTGTCTTTGTGTGCAATACGAATAGCTTTATTAATCCAGCTTGGTTTGATTTGTAGTTCTTCGGCAACTGCTTTAACAGTTTCTTTTAAGCCTTCTTGTAAATCTTCTACTTCTCGAAGCACATTACCGCCTTCATTAATGAGACGTTCTAGTTTTGCTTTTTCTTCGGGACCGTAAATTTTTGACATTTGTTAACTCCAAGTAATAATGTTTATTATATAGCCATAAAAAAAGCCGGTCAATGAATAACCGGCTTTATTTTACCAAAATAAAAATTATTTTTGATCTTCTGCTAGCACGTCATACATTTCAAATACGCCGCCGTTGCGCTCATAAATTAAACCTGCATATAGATCTGCTTTCATGCCTTCGCCTAGTTTGGCTTTAGCAACACGCTCTGCCCATGTAAACAATGCTTTGTCTACAGGATCGATCTGTTGTTGACCACCACTTTCTTGAACTAGCTTAACCATGTCTTTGAAAGATAGTTTTGTTTCGACTGATTCTGCAACTACTTTCTTAGAAGTTTTTACAGACTCATTCTTTTTACCAAAATACTTTTCTTGTTTAGCACTCATGCCTTTCTTGCCATCTTTCTTGTCACCGCCTTTTTCGGCAGCAGCTTTTTTCATTGGCTCTTTCTTGTCACCGTCTTTGTCAACGTCTAAGAAATCTGGCTTAGCACCTTCGTCCATTTTCTTTTCTTTCTTGGCTTTTTTATCTTCTTTATCAGACTTCTTAGCCTCAACCATCTTTAGGAATTTGGATTTAAATTGATCAGGATCAATAGATTCTTTTTTGGCTTTCTTTGGTTTGCCGCCTTTGTTTGCCGGAGCATCTGTATCATCGTCATCTTTAGGCTCTTCGCTACCACCATACGCTGATGTAGATTTGTGAACTAAACCAGTTTTAGTTTTAGTAGCAACACCTTTCGATGTAGTTTTCTTGTCGCCTGGTTTCGCATCAGCATCGAATACTTCGTCTACTTTCTTTTCTTCTTTCTTTTCTTCGGCTTTTTTCTTAGCTTCTGAGATATAAGAAGAAGTTCCTGCTAGAACACGTAGTTGAGCATCTTCGTTAAGCTGAACTGCTTTTGGTAATTCTGGAGCTGGGATAACTTCAATTTTGTCATCCATCGAGCTAATTTTTGTAATTAATGATTTAAAGTCCATAGTCCTGATCCTAAAGGTGTATAATGTATTTATCTCTTGACTGCTGAGCCGCCAAACAAGCTAACGCCTGTATCCAGAGCATTTCTAGCAGTTCCGTCGGAATTTTTTGGTTGAGAAACTTTGGGCTGAGGAGGCGCTTTAGTGCCGCTTTTACCAGGTGATCCTGTATAGCTCTTTTTTCCACGAGCTTTTCCTGGGCTTATATGCGGGCTAGCAACGGTAGCGATATTACCTGCCGATGTAGCACCAGCTGTAGCTGTTTCAAATATTTCTCTTATTTTCATAGTATAATATTTATTTCTTTCTACCGCTCTTCATATTAGCGCACCAGTGAGCCATACGTGCTTTTTCACCTGAACTGTTCTTGGCAGTTTTGCGCAACGAGCTAACACTAGCTTTGCAATTTACACCGCTGCGTTTAGCTAGACCCTTACGCCCTGGCTTTTTGCCGTCAGCAAAGTTTTCAACATTATATGTGGGGTCTGTTTTTTGACGTTTCATTCCCTTAGGTTGATTAGGATCAACCGGATCGATATCTGTAGTTGTAAGCCCTAATTTTTCTAAATTTTTAAGATATTCATGTTCTTCTTCTTCGCTACCAAAACTAACAATAGTGCTAGGTGGTCCTTTACCGAAATCGTGTTTACCTAACCCTTTTAGATCACTGATATGCTGACCAAGTTTATACCAGTCATACACATCAGAAACATCAACTCTAACTGTTCCTTTAGGCATGGTTGGTTTTGTTTCAGGACCCCTGGGTTTTTCGTTAGGGTGCTGGTCTTCGATTTTTCTAATAAATTCTCTAGCTCTCATTTCATAGCCACCATAAATTTGTCATGCTTTTCTTTTCGTTGGTCTATATGTTTCATTCCAGGGTTGATAGGTTTAGTTACAGATTTTGTATCTTTAAAACTGTCAACTTTATCTCGAACACGTTCCTTCCAATACCACACAGCGACCTTGGCTGCTATTTCTGGACGTTCGACCAATTCGGGTTTTTCAACTAAAGGCAAACCCAAGGCTTGTCCAGCACGTTTGTAGTTATCTTTTCCAGTGAGCTGTATGTATCCACGTCCTTTGTATTTTGCACCGTCTCCGGGCTTGGTGTTGCCTAGTATCTTTGCTTTACGTGGAGCAAACTTAATATCATATTTTTTGAAATCTAATGAACCACCGATCTCTTTCATGTGCTTGAAATCTAATGTTTCGTGAGCGCATTGTGCTAGAAAGGCTGCAAGCTCGCTGCCTTTTATTCCTGCCTTCTCTGCTTCTTTTTTTAGAAATACTTCGTGCGGGTTACCGGTTACAGATTTAGCAATATCTTTTTTTGATACTTGTTGGATAACATCGGTAGATTTTTTCTTAGCAGCTTCTGCGTCTCCGGCACCACCGAATGCCAGTGCTGTCCCTAATGCTCCGGCAGCGGCCCAATCTTTCCATCCTTCGCCGACTCCGCCGTCACCACCCCCATCTCCGCTATAGCCAGTAGCGTAACCGTAGGCGCCGTAAGGGCCCGGTCCATATGCAGCCCAACGAGCACTTTTACGTCTGCGTTTCTTTTCAGAAACAATTCCCTCTCTCATATATTCAGATGCATCGCCTTCTGGGCTGACATGCCAGGCATAGAATTTAGTTTTAGGATGGTCTTTCTTAAGTTCTATAAATGTATGTAGATTAGGTTTTGCATCGTCATACATTATAGCTTTGGTATAATCATCTTTATCAAGTAATGTTTTGATTATAGATTTTTTACGTTCTTCGGTAGTTCCCTGTTTGCTATTACCTGCACGATAGACATGCACTTTGTCAACGTCTACTCCATACTTACGGAATGTATCTAGAAATAATTCTTTATCATCAAAGTCTGCACGAGCAGTGACCATTACCACTTTGTTGCCTGTGGCGATATCCTGTTTGAGTTGTCGCATCATAGGAATGATAGGCTTGGACTTTTCAAAAAACTCACGGGCATTGCGAAAATCTTCAAAATCAAAACTTTCACCTGGTTGCAGTTTATAATGTGTAAAGTCATGACTGTTTAAACTTTTGATAACACGGCCGTCTTTGATCACATGAACTTTGGTCTGTGTATTGACCAATGTATCGTCAATATCAAAGACCACCAGTTTCTTTGGTTCAAACTCATGTGCTCTCATTTGGTGTCTCGGGTGGGCAACAGAATCTTGGATTACACCAATCGCTATAGTCTTGTCCTGCATAGCCACCATAAGCAAGACTCATGCTGATACTATACATAGCAAGGCCTGCTATAAAATTTTTAGTGAGGGCTGTAAGGGTTTCTCGGACGGTCATAACCATCATCCTCCGGATATACTGGATAATCATTTGGGTTCATACAGGCTTCTCTCCAGTTAGATAAGGTTTACTGAACCATAGTTTAAACCATTCTGGTGTTCCTGGTTTAATATCATGTTTTTTCATAAGCTCACCTTTTTCATTCCCGGTAACACTTATATTGCTACCGTCAAACGGATTTACAGGATCGTATTTTACATATCCTTTAAATTCATTAATACCGGCAAGACGTTTTAATTCAGATATTTCCATTAGTCAGTAGCCGGTTCGCCTGTAATAGAAACTTCCCATTTCTTTCCGGTCGCTTCAGATTTTTTACGAGCCCAATCTTTTAATTGATAGTAGTGTGCTCTTTCACGCTCGTCATCTGCATAATAACCGCGGCCTTTGAATACCTTCCACTTCTTACCGTTGATATAGATAGCGAAATTGTTTGGCGGTTCGGTGTTGCCCTCGTCCCAA